ATGTCGGGCGTGCTGGGTTGTAAAACGCTTTCTATCTGGAACACCTACTACAATCAGGACTTCTTCTGGCGTGCTGTGCCGCCGGATGTGCGGGGCAAAACCTACTTTGTGGACGTGACAACTGGACTGAAGGCAGAATATCTGGCGCGGCGTGCGCACTCCATCCTATCTGGCAATCCGATTCCTGTGGAATCGCGGCCTTCGCGCACAAGGCTTGTCGCGCCGACTATCCCACTAATATCATCTAAACCCGCCAGTGTTGCTCCTTCAGTGTCCGTGGCTTGTGTCTATAAAACAGGAGGGGACTTCACAGCAGAATACGTCCACAAGTTGGTTTCCGCCGTCCGGCGGCATTCTTCTTTCGCGTTGGATGTGCTTTGTTTGACCGATGACAAAGATCTGCGAGGCAACTTCCGAACCGTGGCATTGGAGAAAGATCTGCCGGGGTGGTGGAGCAAGTTGGAACTTTTCCGTCCAGGGCTGACTGAGAAGAAGTACATTTTGTATTTCGATCTGGACACTTTGATTTTGAAGAACATTGACCATTTGCTTCAGTTTGAAGCACCGTTTGCGGCACTGCTGCCGTGGAACCCTGCCAACCGTGCGCGGAAGCAGTTGGCCAGTGGAGTGATGCTTTGGGACCATGCGATGTTTTCCCAACTGTTCCATAACGGCTACCAGCCGGAGCAGTTGGGCCGCTATGCCGGGGACCAGGAGTTTCTTTCAGAGAAAATCAACGCTGGACGCTACACCTGGACTCCGTTGCAAAACGTGGCCAAGATCTACAGCTATAAACGGCAATGCCGCCATCGGATACCGCGTGACGCAGAAATTGTTTGCTTTCATGGCAAACCGCGTCCGCACGAATTGACGCTACCTTGGGTAGTGGGGAATTGGAGGTAGAAGAATATGCGCCCTCCCACATTTGTCACTGGCGCGGCCCGGTCCGGGACTAGCATGACAGCAGGAGTCATATTCCTCAGTGGGGCCAAGGGCGGCGACATGTTCGGCCCCACGCGGTTCAACCCACGGGGGATGTACGAGAACAAGATCATCCGCGAAGGGATGGTCAAACCCTACTTGCGCAGCATTGGCGCAGACCCTATGGGGCAAAAGCCACTGCCAGATATTCAGCGAGTGCGGGCAGACGCCAACAATGCGGAAATCGTGGGGGCATGGCGTTCTAATATCCATGCGCTGATGCGAGCACAGGGAGTTGGCGAGGATGATCCTTGGGCATACAAGGGGGCAAAGATGTGCTTGTTTTGGCCTTTGTGGCACGCGGCCTTTCCCGATGCCCGGTGGGTGCTTGTTCGGCGCACCGACACCGATATTATCAACTCCTGCTTACGCACTCACTTCATGCGGGCGTACCGGGATGCGTTGGGCTGGCAGCGGTGGGTGGAAACTCATAAACAACGCTTTCAGGAGATGCGGAATGCTTTTCCAATGAACATCCACGAGGTGTGGCCGGAAAAAGTAATAGGCGGAGCGGTTGAAATATACTATAATATGCTCGAATGGTTGGGTCTCGTTCCGCCGGAAGATTTAATAGAAAAATTCATTGATCCGGTTCTTTGGGGGAAACGCAAATGAGGACCACTGCCGCAGAAGTCAAAGAGATCATGACCACAGGGTTGACAGAAACCCAAATCTTGCCTTTTATCACTACGGCCAACGCCATGGTGACGGCACGGTTGGCTACCAGCGGACTTTCCGATGCGACGCTGGAAGAAATAGAGAAGTACCTTGCGGCCCATTTTGCTTCCATCAAAAGCAAGTACGCCATCCGCGAAAAGATTGGTGAAGCAGACTCCTGGACCGGCTACAAAGGCGGCGTGGGCCTGGATGCCACCCCTTATGGGGAAGTGGCCAAGATGTTGGATACCACCGGTACATTGGCCAATGAGTTGAGCAAGGAAACCGTGAGCATTGCAACCTTTGACTTTGCATTGGATGATGACGACTGATGAACCTTGCCGCGATGTTAAATCAGGATGCGACGTGGTGGGAAAAGACCGGCGAAGACGGCTACGGCAAGCCTTCTTTTTCCGCCCCTCAAGCAATCAAGTGCCGGTGGGAAGACTGGCGCTCGTTGTTGATCAGCCCCACGATGGAAGAGGTGCGGATCACAGCGAGGGTGTTTTTGGATTTTGTGCCAAGTGAAGGCGATTACGTTTGTTTGGGCACCAGTACGGAAACCAATCCGTTGGAAGTCACCAACGCCCGTGCGGTCCTTCGCGTGACCGGGATGACTTCCGTAGATGGACAAACCTTTCTCTACACGGCAGCGTTGTTCACTGCATGAGGGTTCGAGCAAAAGTCGAGGGTCTGGACAAGGTGGTGGCGAATCTCAACGCCGAGATCGCCAATATCAAGGATGCGTCCTTGAAGGGGTTGGTCTATGCTGCGTTGGAGATCAGTGCCGATGCGAAGAAACTGACCCCGGTAGTGACCGGCAATTTACGTAACAGTGTTTTTATTACTTCTCCCAGCAAGGTGGAGGAAGGACTTCGCCCGGAGTTCAAGGACGGCCCACCGGGGGAATACCAACGTTCGGGTCATGCGGTACGGTTGTTGTCTGAGCATATTGCTTCCTTGACCGGCAACATCGCAGAATGCAAAGCCCACGGCGCTGAAGTTCATGTTGGGTATTCTGCCTTCTATTCCCCCATTGTCCATGAAAACCCAAGGGCTGGAAACACGGGCGGTGTGAGTCCTTCCGGTTACATCTATCCCGAAGGCACTTATTCCACGGTGGGTCAGTGGAAGTTTCTCCAAACCGCAATTCAGAACAACATGGGCAAGTTGTTGAGCCTGATCGCCACGTTTGCCGGAAAGCCCAGGCGTAGTCGGAGGAAGCGTAAATGAGCAGTGCTGCCGATGATTTCCGTATCATTCTTGATGGCAACTCCAGCGTGGGTCTGACCTTTGGCACGGATATGTTTGTTGGAGCAATGCCGGACACGCCGGATGAGTGTATTTCAATCATAGACACAGGAGGGCAGGAGCCGGACAGAGGACCATACGAGAAGGCTACAGTGCAGATTATGATCAGGGCTGGCGTTGGAGAATACATTGCTGGGTATAACTTGGCAAAGGCCGTGCAAGCAGCATTGCACGAATACTACGGGGAACCAGATTCGGGGAGTTTTTACTATGCCGGGATATGGACAACCGGCGAACCGTTTTACCTTGGGACGGATACCAGAGGCCGTCCTCTTTTCTCACTCAATTTCAGATACCAAAGGAGGTAACGAAAAATGACTACTGCTGCTTTTGCTGGCGTAGGGACATTGCTCAAACGTGACACGACTTCCGTTGCGGAAATCAACTCCATCAGCGGACCCAACCTGACCCGTGACATCATCGATGTGACCAGTTTGGACAGCATCGGGGGCTACCGGGAGTTCATTCCTGGCTTTCGTGATGGTGGGGAAGTGACGCTGAGTTGTAACTGGGCACGGGATGAATGGAACGATTGGTTGACGGATTTCCAATCCGACACCATTCAGAGTTACAGCATCACGCTTTCCGATACGTCGGGAACAGTAATCAGCTTTAGTGCCTACTGCGTAGGTATGGGTGTCGAGGTGCCCATGGACGACAAGGTGACGAACGAAGTCACTCTGAAGATTTCCGGTGCCGTGACTCTCACCAGCTAAACACAACCTTGAAGGAGGTTCACCAATGCAATTCTTAACCAAAGAAGCAATCAAGTCCCTGGCCGCCAAGCCGCGTGTGGAAAAAGTGGAACTGCCCGAATGGGATGGGTTTATCTACGTTCGAGAGATGTCCGCCAAAGCCCGCGATGCCTTTGAGTCCAGCACGTTCGTCTTCGACAAGAAGGGCAACCTGGACAAAAACATGTCCAACTATCGGGCGCGTTTCGTGGTGTTGACGGCTTGCGATGAAGACGGCAATTTGGTGTTTTCGCCCAGTGATGCAGAGTGGTTGGGCGAAAAACAGGCGGCAACGGTGAGTAAGATTTACGATGCCGCGCAGAAACTCAACAGCCTTCCCACTGAAGAGGTACTGGAAAAAAACTCCGACGCCCCCGCAGACGCTTCCTCTTCAGATTAGCCCTGGCGTTGGGGAGGACGGTTGCCGAACTGGAAGAAACCATAACGGAAGCGGAACTGGCCGAATGGATGATTTTCTACCAAAAAGAACCGTTCCTCCCACAGCGCATCGAGTACAGCGCGGCGGGGATCTGCCACTTGTTGGCGACGATCAACCGAGATCCGAAGAAAGGGCAGCGGTTCAAGCTGTCCGATTTTTTGATTTTTGAGGATGCGGAGGCAAAACAACAGAGTAAGATCACAGATCCAGAAGCTGTAAAAAATATGTTTTTGGCGATGTCGAAGACAAAAGTGGTGAAGAAGGAAAAAGGCGATGGCAATAACAATCGGTGAACTTGTAGCCAAATTGAGAATTGACTACGAAGATTTTACCAAAGGCCAGCGCAAGTTGGTCCGTGGTGCAGAGACCGCTACCAAGAACATCGAACAGCATTATGAGGATCTTGGCATCCATTCTTCACGCCATTTGGATCTGATGCGGGTAAAGGCCCAGCGCAATTTTGATGCCATCGCCAATAGTGCGGAAAGAAATTTCAATGACATAGTCCGTGCTCACAAAGCCATGATGGCCCAATTGGCGACCATTGACAAAATGCAGTATGGTCCCAAAAGTGCCGGAACCGCCCAACTCCAGCAAGCCTACAAAACCCTCGGCGTTCGTCCCGCCACGGAAATAGAAGCTCAAAAACGCCAACTTCAAGAAGCCTATAAAATGGCGGCAGGAACCGCAGGATATGATACTGCGGAAATCCTGCGTTTGGAGCAGGTCAAAAACGCTGGAATTGCAAAGCTGGATCAAGAGTTGCGGGCACAGCAGATTGCTTCGCAGAAACAGGTGGCCGCTGCCACGCAAGCCGCCACCAAGGACATGGCCGATGCCTACAAGACATTGGGTTTGCATAGTGCTGCCGAGTTCGATGCCATGCGGCAGAAGATCTTGGATGCAAACAAAGCCGTGGTGGCGGATGCAAAAGGAAACCAAACTGCGATTGTAAAAGCCAACGAAGCCACTGCGGCAAAGCTTGCCAAAGTGGACGAGATGCAGTTTGGTAAGCAAGTTTCTTTGCAAGAACAGATGGCAGCAGTAGCACAGAAAAAAGCTGCTGACATTGCCAAAGCCTACAAGACGTTGGGAATGCGGTCTGCGGAAGAATTTAATGCCATGCGGAAGAATGCGATTTCCGCATACGACACCATTGCGCAGCACGCGATGCACCAAGCGCAGACCGGTGCAATATCGGCCAAACAGGCCACACAGACGATTTTGGAAGCGGAAAAACAAAAGAATGCACAGATCGCCCAAATGGATGAGATGCAGTACGGCAAGCGTATTTCCGCTTCCGAGCGCATGGCGCAACAAATGGCCACCAATTTCCAGACTCTTGGTATTCGTTCTTCTGTGGCCATAGAGGAAGAACGCCAACGGATAGAAAAAGCCTACAATGATATTGCACGCAATGCCAACAGCACCAAGGATGAGATCCTGCGGGCAGAAAAATCCAAAACTGCTGCAATGAAGCGCCTCCATGCTGAGCAGTGGGGGTCGCAGAACGACCTCTTCAGCCGCATCAAGTCTGGTGCCGCAATGGTGCTGGGCCATGCCGTCACGCAGTTTACCTTGATGGCCATGGCCGTCCACGCCATCCTCTCCAGCATTGTTCGTGGCATTACTGCCATGTTCCGTACCAGTTTTCAGGCCATGGCGGATTATGAGATTGCGGTGGCTTCCTTGGCCGCCATGGTAGTGACGTTTACCGAAAAACCGGCAGGAAAAACACAAGCCGAATATTGGCAGGATGCGGTGCGGTATGCCGAGGGGATGATCCCGGTGTTGGAAAACATCGCTGCCAAGACCCTCATGACCGGTGAGCAAGTCACCGCATTGGCCAATGCCTTTGCCCGCGTCGGTGTGTTCCTCGATCCCGGTAACGCTCCACAGATGGAAGCCTTCACGGTCCTGGCCAACGCCCTGCCGATCCTGACCCGTGGCCAGGAAATTATGAAGCAGATCAACACTGAAATCCGTGCCCTGACCCAAGGCACCAACATGGCCACCTCCATGTTGCTCACCACTTTGCACGCCTTGGACCCGATGGTGAAAAAGCACATCATCCAATGGCGTGAGCAGAACACTGTGTTGGAGAATATTGGTAGGATGCTCTCCGGTTTTATCCCGGCTTCGGAACTCTTGGCTAACCAGTGGCAAGCCATCAAGAATGCCTTGACCACCATTTGGAAGCAGACGTTGCGTGGCGGCATGTTGGGCACCTACAAGGAGATCATTGCTGCTACGAAGGAATTGACCGAATGGGTGCGCCAGCACCGTGAGCAGATTTCTCAGGGGCTGGCCGTTGCTTGGGCGGCAATGTTAAAAACTGTCCAGCTTGTGGTAGAGGTTTTCAAACCCTTCGTTCACTTGGCCAGTTTGCACCTGACGCAATTGGTGGAAATGGGCAAGCTCTACGTTTACATCATCACGCTCTTGAAGCAGGGTGTGCAGGTGATGGGCCACTTGATGATTGCTGTGGTGAACATCTACCGCACCATGATCGAGATTTCCAAGTTGCTGATGTACACTGCTACTGGTCAGTGGGGCAAGTTGAAGGAACAGTTGGGTCGAATAGCAAACGCCGCCAAGGGTGTCGGTTCCGAGGCAAAGAAAGCCTTCGATGCGGCGACTCCTTCTGCATGGGTGGGTGCCGTGAAAGAAGCCTCCGATGCCACGAAAACCTTGGAGATGGACGTGGCCAAGGCTTACCAGGAAATTGGCAAGGGGGCTTTGGGTGTGCGCGATGCGTTGATGCAAGCTGCCGGTGCCTTTGAGTTTGCACTGCCTTCCGATGTTGATTACCAAATCCTCGGCGCAAAAAACACCTTTGAAAAAGCGCAGAAGGAATTGGAGGGGATCATTACCTCTAGTACCGCCAACTTGAAGGCGTTGGAAACTGCGTGGGCCAGTGGCAGCCGCGACGCCATGCAAGCGGTGCTGTCCAGTATGTATGATGAGGTGACTTGGGCAGAATCCGAAATAGAAGAAGCTCTCAAAAATGCTATGGAGGCCCAAGGTGAACTACTTGCCAATGCGATGAAGGATAGGGAAGGTCTGTATTTGGCGTTTAGTAAAAAGATGAAGGATCTACATTCTAAATCCTTGTTTGGGCAAGCTGCCAGTATTTTGGGGTATATTTCTCCTGCTGATTTAAAAGCGCAAGAAGAACAAATTCGTTGGGCTTATGATTACATTGTCAAATCCGTGGAAGCGCAACTGAAGGAAGCCAGAGCAAAACTGTTGGAATTGGAGTCCGAATACAGAATCCAAGCTCTGAATGTTTTGTCTTCTAATATAGGACAAACTGACGCGGCATTAGATGAGCTTGCAGCAACAATAGAAATCCTTTCTGTTGAAATTGAAGAGGCGCATCAGCAAGCAAAAAAAGCACAAAAAGCCAGAAATACGGCGTTGGATAAACTCTATGGACGCGACAAGAAAGGTGGTGGCGGAAAGAGCGAGGCGGAAAAAGCAAGGGAAGAATGGGAGCGCACCGCTGCCGTCTTGAGCAAAGATATTCGTTATTTCGGACTTGACAATACCGAGCGCGACTTGATGGAAATTGCAGATCGGGTGAAAGAGTTGCAGGCCATGCCCAAAGCGGATTTCAATCTCATAAAGGAGTGGAAATCTGTTAAAACCACGGAAGTTTGGATCAAAGAAGCAGAAGCCAACAAAGACATCCTTGATCCGCACATCCAAAAGCGGGAAGGTATGATTGAGGCG